GGAAGACCCAATCACCCAGAGAGCCAAGGATGACGTAGAACAAGAGAAGGTCAAAGACGAACGAAAATATTCCGATCTTATTCGCAAAGCCAAGAATAAATCAGACGATAAAAAGTTTGATGATAAGGAAAAGGATGCGAGACGGAAAACACAAAACCCCAATAACAACAACGAAGAACTTGAGGTTCATATATACGAAGACGACTTCGAAGAGGGACGAACGTGGTTCGCTGATTTTCACACAAAGAAACAAGCCAAGACATTTTCCAGCGAAGTTGGGGGAAATGTCTCTCCTGAACAGGGAAAATTTGTTGTGAAATCAACAGTCGATGATGTTGACAAGTATCATAAGATTGCATCCAAGCATCATCCTATTCGCATCAAAGCAGTAAACACTTCAGAGGAAAAGTTCGCACTTTATGTTAATGACGCAGACCATGCCATGGTGCTTGAATCTCTATTTTCTCAATTGCGAGTTGACTTGCAGGAGAAAATGATGCATATGCTTGATGAAGGAAGGATTGAAGAGGTATTGGAGTTTGCAAATAACTCAGATATTGTCGAATCCAAGGATGACGCACCCAATTACAGGCAGTCCGATGACGGAACAAAGTGCATGGCATGTAAATTCAAGGACGGAGAGATGAATTGTTCTAAATTCAGCTTTGAATTTGAAAAAGGCTATACGTGTGATGCATACGAAACCGCAACGAAGAGCGAAGGTGTCGATAAAGACAGAGGAAAGACTACACTCAAAGGAAAAGAAAGAGCCGATCATCTTAAAACACTGATGGCACTAGCCAAGAAGCACGACGATAAGAAAAAGGGCTTTAAGATCACAGACAGAACACCGAAAGGTTTTGGTCCCAATGAAAGTTTTACTCCGGAGATGATAAAGACTCTAAAGTCAAGATTTAATGTTCTGGACAAAATTGATCCGGCTGATCCTGTTTATAAGCAAATGATATCCATATTAGATAAGATGCCGAAGTCACAACTCAAAGCACTTGCCGGTGGAGATGTCAAGTTTCTTTCGAAACTCGCAGCCAATCGTCTGAACAAAGGAAAACCGATCAAGGAAGCGGCTCGCACCGTTATCAGAATTGACTCAAAAGGAAAACGCACAAAGAAAGTCCTGTGTCCGAAGGGATTCAAACGAAGTGGACCAAAATCATGCAAGGCAATTTCTGGTGCAGCCAAACTCGCAAGGATACGCGGAGCAAAGAAAGCCGCACTGACAAAGAAAGCAAATCCCGGACTAGCCAAGAAAGCGGCTAAGAAGCGATCAAAGGCTATGAAGAAAAGAAAGCAACTAGGACTATAAGTAATGGCTGATACTGGCTGGTTATCTCCGAGTACAGAAGCGTCTGTTACAGATGCGCCGCATGGTAGTGCTTCGGTATCATTCTCTACAGGAAATGCCGGGTCGTCCAATGACACGTATGATTATGCTAACGCGCCGCCGATGCCGAGCGAATCACACGGACTTAAATGCACGACCTTTGGTGCATCGGTTCCCGGTGGCGCAACAATCAATGGAATCGAAGTAAAAGTCGAATGCAAGGGTGCCGGTGCTTTCAAGTATCTTCGCATCGTCAAGGGTGGGAGTATTAGCACTGACGCATCCAACGACAACTCCACGGCAACTACGGGTTCCGATGTTGTATACGACTTTGGTGGCGCGGCTGATCTCTGGGGAGAGACATGGACTGACACTGACATAAACGCAAGCACATTTGGGGTATCGGTTGGATTTGATATTGCCGTCTTTGGTTCTATACAAGTTGATCATGTTCAGATAAAGGTACACTATACATCAGGGGATAACAGTTCTTCATCGTCATCCGACTCATCTGAGAGTTCGTCATCATCTTTAAATTCTTCATCCAGTTCATCTCAAAGTTCTTCAAGTTCTTCATCTCAGAGTTCAGCTTCATCTCAGAGTTCTTCATCCAGTCAATCAGACAACTCTTCATCCAGTTCGTCCAGTTCGTCCCAGAGTGTCGTTGACATTCAGACGGTGCGAGATACCTTCAGAGATGCCATCGTGTTCTTTGAGGGAACCGACTCTTCTCCTGTAGATTTGGTCGATGCATCATCGTTGAGTTCAGCAGATGTTGATCCACGACTGACAATAACTCAGTTGATATGGAATATTAGTGGAAGTGGAACGCTGAAGTTATCATGGGACGGAACACCGGATAAAGTATCAATGACGTTAAATGGTGGAGGGAAATTCACATTTAATGGGTTTACAATACCAAATGATGCGAGTTCGCCTACCGGCGATCTTCTGGTATCCAAAGAGAACTTCGGTTCTGGTGATACATACGAGATTGTGATCCATTTACGGAAAGTATCCGGATACGTACAATCGTAATTTTCTAAATAGATAAGAGGGATTCCCGATATGGCAAACGTCCAAGAAACTCAAACCATTATAGACGCAACAAAAAGAGCCGTGGTGAAAGCCCTGCGGCTTAATGATGGTGCTGGTAATGACGCGGCGGTAACGATTATCGATGCGTCTGCGCTGTCAGAGCCGGGAAGTACCGGGGATGAAGTACTGTCCATTGTGTCTGTGATATGGACATCGGGTGGACCTACTGCGGCTAAAACGATCACGTTATATTGGGATGGATCGCCAGACGAACCCATTATGACGTTAAATGGAAATGGTACATGGAATCTCAATACAATGGGACTGCCACCACTACTCAACAATGCTGCGAGTCCTTCAGGGGATATCCTACTGACAACAACAGGCTTTGTATCCGGAGACAACTACACCGTACTTCTTGAGGTACACAAAGTTTCTGGATTTGAATATGTTAGCTCTAGTAGTAGTTCTAGTAGCACATAAGGAAAGCACATGCATTTAATAACAGAACAAATCCAAGACGTAAGTATACTTGTCGAGGAAGACTCAAAGACGGGTGAAAAGAAAAACTATTTCATCGAAGGTATCTTTCTCCAAGCAGAACAGAAAAACCGCAATGGTCGCGTATATCCTAAGAGAATTCTCGAACGAGAAGTCAACAGATACGTCAAGGAATACATGAACGAAAAAAGAGGCTTCGGAGAACTAGGACATCCTGAGAATCCGACAGTCAATCTTCCTCTTGTTTCTCATATGATCGTCTCCCTGAAGGCAGAAGGAAATGATTATCTCGGAAGAGCAAAAATTGTCGGTACTCCAAATGGAGAGATTGTCAAAACACTCATCGATGAAGGTGCAAAACTAGGTGTATCGTCTCGTGGCGTGGGTTCTCTTCAAGAAAAACAGGGAGTGAATTATGTCCAAGACGATTATTTTCTCGCTACTCCTGCTGACATCGTGGCTGATCCTTCCGCACCAGATGCCTTTGTTCGTGGCGTTATGGAAGATCGGGAATGGGTTTATACAACTGGCGGAGCGTTGATCGAGCGAAAAATAGACAACTGGAAGAACATAATCACCAAAACTCCAAAAAGAAACTTGGATAAAGCAAAAATATCCGTATTTGAGGACTTCTTAAAGAGTCTATAAAAACAATTTTATATAAATATCAATGACTACAAGTACAATAGAGAGTTCCTACTAATATACAGGACATATAAGATATGCCAAAAACAGCAACTAAACGAAAAGGTGACAAGGCAAGCGGCGAAAAAATTGATAGCATCGATTCGGATGATCCAGCAGAAAAAGAGGACGACCTCGGCGGATCAGCGGGTGATGAAGCCAGTTTTGAAGCACAGCAAAAGAACCTTGACGTAGGTGACGAAGCCGGGGATTCTGTAAAGAAAACCAAGAAACGTGGTTCAGCAGACAAAGACGGCGGTGAAAAAGCTGTTGTCAAGAAAGTTAAATCAGAAGACATCGACATCGACGTTGATGTCCAGAGCCTTTTCGAAGGTGAAGAAGATTTCTCTGATGAATTCAAACAACGTGCTGGCACGATCTTCGAAGTAGTCGTAAAAAACAAAATCGAAGAAGAAGTCAACAAGATTGCAGAACAGTACGAGTCTGCTCTTGAAGAAGCAACAGAAGACATCAAAGATACGCTCTCAGAGCGTGTAGATGACTATCTAAGCTATGTCACCGAAGAGTGGATGAAGGAAAATGAAGTCGCTGTCGAAGCTGGTATCCGCACAGAGGTTACTGAAAGTTTCATCAACGGACTCAAAGAACTCTTTGAAAATCACTACATCGAAATTCCGGAAGAAAAAGTAGATGCCGTCAGTGAACTAATGACCAAAAACGAATCGCTCGAAGAGCAAGTCAAAGAACTTCTCAACAACAACATCAGCATCTCAAAGAAATACACGAAATGCCGCATGAGCAATATTATCGAAGAAAACGCTGGTGAACTCACCGAAACAGACAAACTCAAGTTTGCAAAGCTTGTTGAAGGTATCTCATACGATAATGAAGCACAGCTTGTTGAAAAGATGGACATCATCAAAGGTAAGTTCTTTGGATCAAGCAGCACTTCTACAACCGATGCCGGTGATGAACTTCAAGACCTCAACGAAGAAGATCACAACTCAGACGTTACTACAAATATGTCCAAGAACATGAAGGCTGCAATGCGGGTTTCAGGTAATCTGGCACGCGCACATAACCAAGTCTAGAAAAACAATATTTTATAAATATAAGTGAATTATAAAACCCCCAAGGGAGAGATAAAACAATGTCAACTGATATGCTAACAGAAAAATGGTCCGAACTTCTGAATCACCCAGAACTTCCAGATATTAAAGACCACTACCGAAGAGCCTGTACTGCACAGATTCTTGAAAACCAAGAAATGTTCATGACAGAAGCCGGCGAGCCAGCTAACATTGCTGGTGGTGTGTCAAACTGGGACCCGGTGCTGATCAGTCTGGTTCGTAGAGCCATGCCGAATCTGATCGCGTATGACCTTGTTGGTGTTCAGCCCATGAGCGGTCCTACAGGACTTATCTTCGCACTGAAGAGTTATTACACATCGCAAGGTGGTACTGAAGCTCTGTTCGACGAAGCCGATACCGACTTCACAGGTACGGGTACTCACGCTGGTACTGATCCCCTTTCTTCAGTCGCAACAGACGCAACTCGATACGGTAATGCTACTCAAGCTTCCGTTATCGGTTCTGCTGACACGACTGCGAACAAAGAAGGTAATGTCACTCCTGAAATGGCAGTTGGTATTTCCAAAGTAACGGTAACTGCAAAGACTCGTGCTTTGAAAGCCGAATACTCAACTGAACTCGCCCAAGACATGAAAGCGATTCATGGACTTGACACCGAAGCCGAACTTGCGAATATCCTTTCTGCTGAAATTCTTGCAGAAATCAATCGTGAAATCATTCGTCTTGTCAATGCGATCTCCAAGAAAGGCGCACAGACTAACACGACTAACGCAGGACGCTTTGACCTCGATACCGACTCAAACGGACGATGGTCTGTCGAACGATTCAAGGGACTGATTTTCCAAATCGAACGCGATGCCAATCAAATTGCAAAAGAAACTCGTAGGGGTAAAGGTAATCTAATCCTTTGCTCATCCGATGTTGCTTCTGCTCTGAGTATGGCTGGTGTTCTGGATTACAACCCTGCTCTGAATACAAACCTGAACGTTGATGACACTGGGAATACCTTTGCTGGTACTCTGAATGGTCGCACGAAGGTTTACATTGATCCGTATTTCTCAAGTTCCGCTGGTAACGAATATGTTACCGTTGGGTACAAGGGAAGCACTCCGTATGACGCTGGTTTCTTTTATTGCCCTTACGTTCCGTTACAGTTGGTGCGTGCCGTTGGTGAAAGTAATTTTCAACCAAAAATCGCCTTCAAAACGCGATATGGTGTTGCAACAAATCCATTCGTAAGTAGCTCGCCTACTCCTACGAACAACACAAATCAGTACTACAGAATTTTTAGGGTAGAGAATCTCATGTGAGGTAAACCCTATGTAGGATTGAAAGAAAATCTTAAAGAAACAAGAGGAATTTTCAACGATTCCTCTTGTTTTTTGGTATAATAGACATATATATTACTAGAGGAAACACACAATAAAGGAACACTATGAATCACTATGTCTACGCACTTTTGGACCCGCGAAAACCCACGACCAACTCTGAGTTCTCACATGAGCCATTTTACATCGGCAAAGGATCAGGAGACAGATACAAAGATTTCTCCACTAGGACCAAATGGTGCAAAAACATCATTGGTAAACTAAAATCCATTGACATGAAGCCGATATCTGTTATAATAGAAGGTGATCTAACATCAGAAGATGCGTATGACCAAGAGGAAAAATGGATTGCTCAGATTGGTAGGAAGAATATCAACACAGGAACACTTGTCAACACAGACAAGGGCGGTGGCGCTATCACGGAGCATACAGAGGCAACCAAGGATTTGATACGGAAAGCCAACACTGGAAGAACGTTTACTAAGGAACATCGAAAAAAGCTGAGTGATGGTATGATGGGGTCAAAGAATCCCATGTATGGTAAAGTGGGAGCCAATAAAGACAAGGTGTTTTCAGAAGAGTCTAGGAAAAGGATGAGCGATGCTGCAAAGAAACGAAAAACACATCCATGGACAGGAAGAAAACATAGTGAAAAATCTAAGGCTCTTATATCAGAGTCTCGAAAAGGAAAATTGACGGGTGAGAATAATCATCAGTTCGGTAAAGGGCCGATGCTAGGTAAAACCCACAGCGAAGAGACCAAGAATAAGCAGAGTCTTGCTATGCAGAAGACTAGATACCGAATCACATTTCCCGATGGGACGATAATAAACTCAACGAACCTAAGAGAGTTCTGTAAAGGACATATGCTCGATCAGGGTAACATGAGTAGAGTAGCAAACGGAAAATACAAGAGTCACAAAGGATTCAAAGTGACCAAGATGGAAACAAAATGAAACCAGAAGAAAAAGATCAAATACGATTATCAGATGCCGCGATTGAGATTCGGCAACGAGTCCGGAAGTTAGAGACCGAGGGACTCGATCAGAAAGAGCATAACGAAGAGTGCTGGATAATTACCAACGAGGTTATCAATGCAGCACTGAAAAAGGCTGTAGAAGCAGAGAGGGCCGCCTGTGAGCAGGTCGCATGTAATCAGGTGTACTCTTCGACATACCCAGTAGACACAGGAACGGTGGGTGTTATTGCTGATGCCATTGCAGCACGAACAAAGGATTCAAAATGACACCTGCAATATCAAACAAAATGAACATATTATTCTTAGATGACATGGAAGCACGAACAAAGAAATTCAAATCCTTTGTTCCTTCTGCGCGTTGCACAGAGACAGCAGTGGGTATGATTGGGCTGATCAATTCTTCTGATGAGCCGATAGACTATATATTTCTCGATCATGACTTGGGTGGACAAACGTTCGTAGACAGTTCCGAGAGCAACACCGGCATGGAAGTTGTCCGATGGATGGAAGCAAATCAAGAAGACTTACCAGAAATTGAAGTGGTTGTGGTGCATTCACACAACCCGGTAGCAGCACAAAATATGGTATTGAAGTTACAGGATATGAACATTAATTCTGAGGCTATCCCATTCGGCGATCTAAACTTAGAGTCATTCTCCGATGCCATCCACGGCGACTAGGCTTCGCCATTCCACATAAAATTCCCGCGCTAGTTATCGGACGTAAAATGGCGATTCGCGACCAATTCGGCGAATATCACCAGACCGAATCCCCAATTAGGTATCCTAATATTCCTGTTGCATTTTTCTCCCTTTTATGGTATAATGAAAGGACCAGAAAAGGAACAACAGCAATGATACATGAGAATTATTACACGCACCTACTTGAAGCATTAGAAGACGAAGGTACTGTAACCACAGAAGTAGATGGTATTGGGTTAACTCTTATAGCCATGCCTGTGTATGATCCCATGGACGAATTATATACATACACCGGACTAGAAAATACCGCATATGAGTCTCTTTTGAGGGGACAGGAACCAGTACTATTTGATGTACTAGAAGGTGACAACTATTACCTTGGAAGTGATGGGATTGTCTTATTCGAATCAGAGGAAAAATTGATGGGAAATAAGCGGAGAGATAGATGGACCGGGAAGGTTGTCGGTGAAACAAAAACAGAAGATAGCACCGTCCGTGAATGTGGGGGAACTGATAATGAAACATACAACAAGTGGGCAGAACGATACGACGAACTCAACGGCGCACCAGAAAGTCCGGAAGATTGCTGAATATGATAATACACACACAAATAAACGAAGATTCATATTCCAAAGATATATGGTATTACTTTGTTGACACCAACAAACTCAACGAGTCTATCCCTGATCAAAAAGAACTGAAAGAAGTATTAGAATCTAATGTAAAAAACGCTGTACTTCATTGGAGATTTAATGACATCTTGGCTAATATACAAGTCGAAATGCCATTGCTTGTCGAGCGATCAATAAAACTATTATTGGGAGAATAGAATGCTAACACAAGAAGATAAAAACCTATTGATGCATTGTACTCCATATATCGAAAACAACTAGCGACTATCGCAAACGAAGGAACATAAGAATATGGACACAAGTGTAGAATCTATATCCCCATGTCATCGCATCGAATTCAACGAACTAGATAGGATCGTGAGTGAAGTATATGGTCATGATCATTGGCATTTCACAGAAGTGAATGTCTTCGGCAACGATTCTGTGCATTTGTTCAAGTTGACTTCTGTTCCTAAAGACGAAGCGTTGAGTGAGTATTATGTTAAAGAGTGGGCACGATGGTTGGTCGAAGGTCATGATAACAGCGGGATGGTTCGTATTATATTGAACGATCTATGCAAGAGAGGTATTCTTCCAGAAGGTACTCTAATTGTTAATGTTTGTTGGTAGTAACCACCAGCATCCAAGAATCACAAAATCAAGATAAGGAAAATATGGAAGACAAAACAAAAACAATTCTAGTGAGACAAAAGAGTGATGCCGACAAGGCTAAACTGAAACCAGTTATCAATATGCTTCTCAAGTACCGAGCAAAACATCCCGATCAGGGAATACTAGAAGCAAATCAAGAAGACATTGTACGATAAGGAAAATGATGATGGTGGTGGATTCATGGGTGATGCCCAAATGGTATAAATAACAGAGTCTAAAACGACGGTCGGAATAGTATCACAGAAATGCCTCATCTCACGGTGGGGTATTTTTGTATAAATATACATACTATGCCAACAAGTTCATCTTCATCTTTATCATCATCCAGTACTGATCCTGTCGTACCATTCGACAGAGCGTTAGACCGACAACCAACGAACACCAGCCCACTCACACAATCTCAGTATAAATTCTCCATACGCCGACTACCCAAGGTAACATATTTTTGCAACTCCGGTGTTGTGCCGGGAATATCTCTTGCGAACATTGCAATCAATACACCATTTACTGTTGTCAACGAACCGGGAGACCAAGTTACATTCGAGCCGCTTGTTGTCCAGTTTATCGTAGACGAAGAAATGAGAAACTGGCTTGAGGTTTGGGATTGGATGACCGGGCTAGGATTTGTGCGAGAGTTTAAGGATTTCACAAATATAAAAAGTAGTGTATATGGTCTCGAATCTGATGCCACGATGACCATTTTAACAGCGAACATGAACGCACAGATTCATGTAAAGTTTGAAAACATATTTCCCATCTCTCTATCCGAAATACAATTTACAAGTACCGATGCAGACACTCAGGCAATAACAGCCACAGCCACATTTAATTACACATCATACACAGTCGAGAGATTATAATACCATTGACTTTCACGCATATTACGGTATAATATATATATGAAGTTGTCAGAAATACAGGATGCGGTAGACACAGACTTAAAGCTGGATCGAACCGAACTGGATATAGAGAGCATTCGCACTCCTGAACTCCACAACAAATACTTCAAAGAGTACACACTCCATAGTCTCAATCTCCGAAAAACAGAGAGCGAGCTAAAGACCAAAACAAAAGAGAAGTGGGAATACTATTCCGGTAATGCATCACCAGATGTATACGAAAAAGACCCGTTCGATCTAAAGGTTATCCGGCAAGACATTCCTATGTACCTTGCAGCAGACGTAGATATCAAAGCGATCAATGCTAAAATCATATTGCAACGAGCGACTGTGGAGTACTTGGAAAGTGTGATAAAACAAATCAACAATAGAAACTGGATCATCCGGAATGCTATCGAGTTTCTCAAATTCAAGCAAGGAATATAGATTCTAATGTCAGATGAGAAGCAATATGATGCAGAGATTTTTCCTGACGGAGAAATTATGATCAAGGTTGCTTGTGACAGACACATCGCACAAGAGATAAACGACTACTTTCAATTTCGAGTTCCCGGTTTCCAGTATCGGAAAGCGTACCGAGAAGGAAATTGGGATGGTAGTATACGCCTGTTTTCCATGGCGACCCACAGAATATACAGAGGACTTCTCAATCGCGTGATCCTGTTTCTCAAAGAAGCCGGATACACATATGATTCTCATGTAGTAAACTCCGACAACTCTGCGTCGGAGGAACAAATAAAAACATTCATCGACTCACTAGAACTTCGAGTAAATGGAGAAACGATAAACGCAAAGTCACATCAGGTTTCCGCTATCACAGCCGCTATAATGCAACAGCGTATGACGGCACTATGCCCGACTGCATCAGGGAAAAGCCTGATCAACTATTGTCTTGTGAGATGGTATCAAGAGTTACTGGACAAACCAAAGATTCTAATCATCGTACCAACAACTCAGCTAGTAGAACAATTCTACAGCGACATGGCAGACTATTCTTCTCACGACGAAACGTGGAATGCGGAAGATTCCGCCCATCGAATATACGCAGGGAAAGACAAGACAACAGACAAACCTGTAATCATATCGACATGGCAGAGTCTCGCAAAGCAGCCCAAGAGTTATTTCAAGAACATCAACATGTTCATCATCGACGAATGCCACATAGCAAAGGCAGCGAGCCTAAAGACAATCCTAACCAAACTAGACAACTGCCACAATCGTTTCGGAACTACCGGAACGCTAGATGAATGCGAAGTACATCATCTGGTACTTGAGGGTCTCATCGGTCCTGTAAACAAAATCATCACGACGAAAGAACTGATGGATGCAGGTGAAATAGCAGCACTCAACATCAAGTGTGTCGAACTCCAATACCCAGCCGAGGATTGTGAGTCTGTCAGAACCATGTCGTATCAAGAGGAAATAGATTTTCTTTGCAACAACAAAGCCAGAAATGTATTCATCAAGAAATTGGCTGATCACGTTCCGGGTAACAATCTGATACTTTTTCGGTATGTGGAGAAACATGGCAAGCCACTATACGAAGAGCTACAGAAGTACTCTGACAGACCAATTTTCTTTATTCACGGCGGAGTAAAGGGAGAAGACCGAGAAGAAATCAGAAAGCTTGTAAATTCCAGAAAAGATGCTATAATAGTAGCATCCTATGGAACAACACAATTGGGCGTGAACATACCAAATCTGAATAATATCATCTTCGCCTCACCGGGGAAATCGAAGATTATGGTCTTGCAGTCGATAGGAAGAGGATTAAGGAAATCAGAAACCAAATGTGACGCCACATTATACGACATCGCAGACATACTGACATCCAAGCGGGGAAAGAAGAACTATACCCAAAATCACTACATATCGCGTCTGAAGCTGTATCTCAAGGAAAGATTCAACATCAAAACCGATAGAGTCTCCGTGTCCTAAATATAAAAGAAAGGGAAACCACCATGAAACCCCAAAGCGATCTGACACACCCCAGCTACAAAAGTCTTCTGATGGAAAACAACGACATTATTGTCGCCCAAATCCAGTTAGCAGATGATAACAGATACATCAAAATTATCGAGCCGCGGCTTTTCAAATCGTCTATTATCATGTCGCAAGTCGGGCCGACCGAATCACGAATGATGATACCGTGGATGCCAATGGTAGGAAAAAATCCTGTCACAATCCCAATAGACACTATCGTCTCAATGACTGATCTTGATGAAATGGGCATCGCCACCTACACAAGCAACCTCAAAGCTGGTGAGCTACAACAAGCCATCGTCAAGAAAGCACATCAAGAGTTTCTTGATAACGTAAAGAAATACGAAGATGCTGTTGAAGCTGATCCCGATCCGAGTCGTCTCGGACCAAATGAACAAGAGTTTCTCGAAGGATTAGCCGGTATGGCCGGAGAAAACTTCGCCGCGTCTCGTAACGAAGAAGATGAATACATCGACGATCAGTATGACCAAAACGACGAAATGGAAATAGAAGAACCAGATTTTTCAACGGAATTTGATACCCTTGGTGATATTCAGATTGACTCGACAAACTCACAGCCTGATATAGTGGACAGAGGACCGCGGTTTACATTCGATGAATAATACTAAAAACCAAAACAAGCTACCATCCATCACACAAACCCGAACACCGCCGCTGACATTTACACCGCCGATAACCGGAGTATACAATTATCTCTGTATCGGTGATAAACATTGCATCAATATAGAACACATCAGCAGCTTTTTAAGAACACATATCTCGCCCGGACACAAACCAGCAATTGTTATAAAGGTTGCTGGGATTGTAGAAGCAACATTAATTGGTAATGAGAATGATCTTGATGCAATGTTTATAGGATTAACTAAAAAAGAAATACGTCGAATCTATGTTAAATATGATGATTGTAATGGTGGATATGAGTTATAATGGTATCAGAAAGAACCATTAATGTAGAAAAGGGTATCAGAAACTTAAAGAACTTTAATTTCCAATCTGCAAACTACATTAATATGTATATCACAGGTGTACGAAAGCCACGAATAAATCTTTGAAAAAAATAATATTTTTTAGAAATGGAGAAGTGAAGAGATGCCAAAGAAAAAATCAACTCATTACGTAGATAATGAAGAGTTAGTCAAAGAAATCATGTCGCACAAGGCGCGATGTGCGGAAGCAGACGAAAAAGAAGAACCAAAGCCACAAATGACGGACGCGCTGGGTTCAATGATCCTTGAAATTGCAACACGCTTTGCATACAGACCAAATTTCATAAACTATAGTTATCGTGATGAGATGATACTCGACGGCGTGGAAAACTGCCTGACCTATATCACGAATTTTGATACTGCCAAATCCACCAATGCGTTTGCATATGTCACACAGATTATATACTATGCGTTTCTTCGAAGAATCAAGAAGGAAAAAAAGCAGACTTATATCAAATTTAAAGCATATGAGAAACATGGTATCCATAACATGTATTCCGATGTGAAAGACATGTACGGTGATCCTGACGCTGCTGAGAACCACTACAGGAAGCACATCGGGATTAGCGAAAAAGACATCGACTCGTTTAATGAAGAGACAAAGAAAAAGCCAAAGAAAGGTAAGAAATAGATTATGAAACCACTAGAAGAAAAGAAACCCAAGCAGAACAGAAACCAGAGACGTACAGCCATGGGTGAGTTCAAGCGTGAGCATGGTATTACTCAGCGAAAGAAGCCACGAAGTCCTGCTGTTGTGGCTACACGAGTCGCACACAAGCAGTCATGGCAGAAGCTTGTTGATACGGTGAAACGTGAAATATCAGAAAAAAACATTGCAATTGAGTCAAAATAAGCTATAATATACAGTATGAAAATAGCCCTGCTCGCAGACCTGCATTTGGGTGTGCGCCAAGATTCCACACATTTTATTCAGTATCAGCGGAAGTTTTTCGATAAGATATTCTTCCCGCATATGAAAAAGAACAACATCGATACTTGCCTTGTTCTCGGTGATGTTGTTGATCGCCGAAAGTATATCAACTTCCAGACACTACAGGAGATGAAAAACAATATCATCTTCAAGCTATGGAATGAAGGTATTGATACTCATATCCTACTAGGCAACCATGATATTAATTTCAAGCAGACCAGCAAGGTAAATGCCATACAGGAATTATTTTCCACGTTCGATGGAAAAGAAGAGCCATGGATATACACGAATCCTACTGATGTGGTCTTTGATGGAACTACGTTTGGCATTGTTCCGTGGATCAATCAGGAAAACTACGATGAATCCACCGAGTATCTAAAGACTACCAAAGCACAGATTCTATTTGGTCATTTCGAGATTAAGGGGTTTCAGGTGATGCGGGGCATACGCCAGCAAACCGGAATGGATCGAAGTGTATTTGATAAATTTGATGTGGTGTTTTCCGGACATTTCCACCACAGGCACGACGATGGACATGTATTCTACCTTGGAACGCCTTACGAGCTAACGTGGAGCGACCACGACGATGCTAAGGGGTTCCATGTGTTTGACACGGAAACGCGGGAGTTGGAGTTTATCCGGAATCCCTATAGCATTTTCCATAAAATCGTGTATGATGATAAGAGACATGATTATAGTAAATATCTGTCCAGTGATACGGGTCTTGAGAAATATGAAGGATGTTTTGTCAAGGTAATCGTGGAGAACAAAACCGATTACTATATGTTTGACAAGTATCTCGATGCGTTGTATGCCAATAAGCCATATGATGTGAGTGTGATTGAGGATCAGTCTGCGGCTGACACCGAAGATGTCACAGTAGATTTGGGAGAAGATACGATGACTGTATTGAACAACCATATCGACTCCATGAACCTTGATGTCAGCAAAGATGAACTGAAACAACTGATGCACAACTTATATGTGGAAGCATCTAATATAGAGTAGCCATGATTATCTTCAAAAAAATACGTGCGAAGAACTTTCTTTCGTCGGGTAATCAGTTTATTGAGATACCACTGGACACACATTCTCATGTGCTGGTAGTAGGGAAGAATGGATCAGGAAAGAGTTCTATGCTTCTTGACACTCTTACCTTTGCGTTGTTTGGTAGATCATTCCGAAAGATAAACAAACCACAGTTGGTCAACAGTATCAACGAGCGAGATTGTATTGTGGAATTGGAATTTTCCATCGGCAATCGATTTTATATAATCCGCCGAGGATTGAAGCCAAATGTATTTGAAGTGTTTTGCGATGGAGAGTTGATCGATCAATCAGCCAACAATAAAGATTATCAGAAGCATCTCGAACAACATGTGCTGAAGTTCAATTATAATGCGTTCACCCAAGTTGTAATTTTGGGTAGTTCTACTTTCACTCCATTCATGCAACTCAAGGCAGCCGACAGGCGAGAGATCATCGAAGAGTTGCTGGACATTCAGATTTTCTCGTGTATGAATACTATTCTCAAAGAGAGGGTGGGGACGCTCAAGTCAAGTATTCAAGAAACAGAGCGCCATATTGAATTGCTGAATGAGAAAATCAAGATGCACAAAGATCATCTGGAAAAGATAAAAGGAAAAACAAAAGAACGCTTGGATGATATACGTGACAGGATACAGGAAAATCAAGATGCCATCGAAGTGGACATGGCTTCGTCTGGTAGTATACAGGAACAGATGGACAAGTTGCAGTCTGATATAACCGACAAAACAAAGACGGAGCAAACGGTCGCTCGTTTTCGTAAGGTGTATAACAGTCTTCAGAATAACTTGAAGCGATTGAAAAACACACAGTCGTTTTTCGATGACAATGATACGTGTCCGTCATGCGACCAAGAAATAGATGATGATGTCAAGCAGAAAAAGAAGATAGAGCATGACGAAAAAGAAAACAAGATAAACGAGACTACCGAGGAATTGAACAAGCAGATAAAACTGGTGGACGACCGGCAAACCGTGATAGCCGAAACACAAGAGAAGATTCTTGACTTGTCTGTTGTCATGCAGGAGAAGCAGAACTCTGTGGCTGCCATGCAAAAATACATTGCATCGATGCAGGAAGAAATTACATCTTCTGAGAATTCATCGGAAGAGGTAGCAGAGCCGGATGATTCACTGGATAATCAGTTGAAGCAGATGTCCAGTGAGCAAGAAGGGCAGGGAAAGCTGAATCAATTGTATGATGTTTCTCATGCAATGCTAAAGGACAGCGGAATCAAGACAAAGATTATCCAGAAGTATCTTCCGATCATGAACAAGCTGATCAACAAGTATCTGGCAGATATGGACTTCTTTGTTAATTTCACGCTGGACGACCAATTTAATGAGACGATAAAGAGTCGTTTCCGAGATGAGTTTAGTTACTTCTCTTTCTCAGAGGGTGAGAAGTTTCGTTTGGATATTGCGTTGTTGTTTGCATGGAGAGAGATAGCACGACAGAAAAACAGTATGTCTACCAATTTGCTGATCATGGATGAAGTATTCGATAGTAGTCTTGATCCATCGGGAACAGATGATTTTCTTAAATTAATTCAGGGATTGTCAGAAGGAACAAATTGTTTTATAATCAGCCATAAGGCAGATTCTCTGATGGACAAATTTCCCAATGTGCTAGAGTTTCAAAAGGTTAAGGGTTTTACACGAATGATTGCGAGTTAGATATGGCAACAGTAAATACAAATGGTGGTTATGAAGATCAACTTCATCCGCCGCCCCATGCACAGATGACCACCACCTCAGGTCAGAAATACAGGGCGAACCAATTGCCATCGCCTGCACCGCCACTACCACTTCCCAGCGCGGCTGTGTTGGATTATGTCTTAGACCCGAATGGAATCAGTACATGCTTGGAGTATATCACTCATCTTTTCAAACAAGATTCTGACGTAATTGGAACCAATATGTCTGATGTATATTTGGTCGGCGGCGCCGCGAGAGACTTGCTGTTCAACGCCCGGAACGCCCGGAACTCCCACAAAACCCAAGACCTTATTGACCGATTTATAAATGTTCCCAAAGATTTTGATTTTATTATCAACGACCGGCCTTTCATTGATAATATTTTTCGATGTTCTTATTCTGCTTCTACAAGTCGGCGGGGCAAGTGGGTCAGGAGAGTAAGGAATGCAATAACCGATAAGAGTGAAACAGTCACATTTAAGTGCCTGAGAGACCTTGCTGCAATATATCCCGGTGCAAATGGCAAGAAGATTAAAGTCACCAATGACTGCAATGATTCTGTTCATAGAATGGATGTTTGGTTTTCTGCTCCCGTTTCGTATGTGTATTCTGTTCCTACAGCAGCAGATGGAATTGCAATTAACATCGCCACCGGGCAGATCACTTGCAGCCCGGAAGGATTTGAATATCACAAACATTTTGGGGTTCCACGGCTTCATAATTCATTAATAACATCCCGACCTGTTGTATGGCTGAACTCCGAGAATCTTATTCAACATTGCAGCCGTCAGCAGTTGATCATCAACAAACACGACATCGCCGAAACAATGAGAAGAAGGTCTCATCCTCTTAACGTATAAAATCATATGTTCTATACACAAAACACACTATTGTTAGAATCAGAATTGAACAAACCATTCGATGAGATTTTGTTGATGACCAAAGCCGAGTTCCGCCAATGGCTTTGGGACTTTCGAAAACTTGTGGTTCATCTTTGGGATACGCATGGAACACCGCCGCGCGGTGGAGCCTCCCGAAAAGATATATTAGATCAGTTCAACAAGATGACCAACTTCGATGTCAAGAAGTTCATGAAGCGGGAAGAAGGTGCGGATGAATCGTTGTGTGTCCGAAACACTTCGCGACTCGGTTCAGCGTGTTCTCAGTGGTTCCCTACGATGATGAAGACAAAGATAACGTACAGTCTTACATCACCACCACTGTCCATCTATGACTTCTTTGCAGATGATGATTTGTTTGAGAGGATGATTAAGTATTCGTCTCGACATTTCCAGAGAGATTCGTATTACATCTTTTCATCTCACCTTCGCGCCAACGACATGAAGGATTCTCTTTTCCCAGCCGAGACAGCCATCGAATGGATAACACAATTTGAGAAAGATCGAGAGAAGTATCCAGAGTGGGACTATTGGATTCACGGAACAAAGATGGAAATGTCGTATACAGGATACAACGAGTTGTTGAAGTCTGTCGAGTTTCTTTCTATGAGCAATGCAGAATTGTCCAGCATGATAGCTAAAATACCAAAGCAGTGTTTGGTCAATCTTCGTGATGATGATCCCAAAGATGATTTTGAATATTCGATCAGGTTGTATAAGAAGGGGCAGAAGTTATTTCCTATTGCATACCGGGCATTCCGCACATCATTCTCACAGATAGCGTCCAACTTTCCACCGCTTACATCAAAGCTGTTGTGGGAGAAGTACACACAGCATCTTGTGGATAAACAGGACAAGATTGTTGTGTATGATCCATCAGCAGGTTGGGGTGGGAGAATCTTAGGGGCGATGACTGTCCGAGAGGATAGGAAGATTCATTACGTGGGAACTGATCCGAATCCTGAGTTGTGGGATGGTTCTGAAAGCAGACATGCCAATCTGGCTAAATTCTTCAACACCGAATCGTTTCGGGGCAATCCATTTTTCGGAAAGACAAACACGTTCCATATGTTCAAAGAGGGATCAGAGAACATAAAGAACAATCCTGAGTTTCAGAAATACAAGGGTAAGATTGATATGATATTTACGTCCCCGCCGTACTTTAATCGCGAAGTATATTCGGCTGACAAAGATCAATCATGCAACAAATTCGCAGCATATGAATCATGGCGTGATGGATTTCTCCAAGGCACGCTGAAAACATGTGTGGAGTGGCTCAAGTCTGACAGATATCTGTTATGGAATATATCAGATGTGAAATATGGCAAAGGCTTCTTGCCATTAGAGAAAGATTCTTCAGACATTTTAGAATCACTGGGAATGGAATACAAGCATACCATTAAAATGATCTTGGAATCTATGCCTGGCTCTGGTAGGATAGACGAAAACGGAGTCCCTTGTGCAAAGAACTCCGTTCTGGTCGCCGGCAAGTGGCATCGCTACGAGCCGATATTTGTGTGGTATAAAGCTTAGATCGCTTTCATAATAATCATGTGGTTGTTAATTCGTCCTGTTACAGGCTGTTCTTTTGTGGTACATGTTTTTATTGCATTGTTGATCGCTCGCTTACCAGACGAGATGATCACCGGAAGGACTGCTTCTGGCTTTCGTAGTTTCCTTTGTGTGGATTTGGTTTTATCAAATCCCCGTATCGCACTCCCCTTCACAGACAATCCATCTACTCCATCTGCAATAAAGATGGACAAGAATCTATCTTTTGTGTTGAACACGTAGAGAATATCTGACCCGATGATCCGCGTTGGATCAACACTTTTCAGTTTCCATGTCTCATCAGACACTTTGTATTTCATACCCTTGACCAATTTGGTGAGAGGTACAATCTTCTTCTTGCGGGGCTTCTTGGATGTCTTGTTGTTGTCCGCCCATCTTTTACAATCGGATACCATAAGACTCAACGAGTCTTGGATTTTTGTCAACTCCTTGGCTGTCAGGAATGAATATCCTTCTGCAAGTTGTTCGTCATCTTCTGCTTCAGTTACTTCATCCAGTTGTGATTGAATGTATCCGATGATCGCAGGACAATGGACTGATTTGATTTTCAGTTCTTCATACCACTTGTACGGAGTTAGTTCGGCTTTCTTCATTTCTCCAGAGAATATATCATCGATTCGCGGTTCGATAAAAGAGATGATCGCGTTGATCTTATCCTTCGTGTATTCCTGAATCGTCTTCTTTGGTGTTGTGGTTTCCTTACTCTTCTTATTGAGTTCGTCTTTACCCGCAAGAATCAGGTACATGACAGCACCCTGAAGTGTAGTAAGTCGTACTTCAGGAACAATCGTGCATCCGCGTGTCAGAAGACGCGCCACGATTCCGTATCCCCCGTATTCTGCTCCGAACAGTTTTGTGTTCGTCGCCTTTACATGTCTGATATCATCCTTTGACATCTTCTCTTGTTTCATGTAATCAAGAATCCATTTCTTCTTGTCTTTCTTATGGGCGATGGTATGATACCACGACACTCCATCCGCAAAGTCAGGACTTGTTTCTGGATTGTCCCAACATGGCTCGTTGTTCCATATTGCGTTCATGTCAATTCTGTGTTTATTTCGTCTTTTTGCCATTGGTTAGGCTCCTTTTGCTGGCTTTTACTTCCTTAAGGACTGTTATGTCTGTGATTCGTGTCGCAATGATATCAACATCGCCATGATTCGTATTGGGTAAATTGCCATCATAATTAGATTCTACTGTGGTTTGCTGACCTTTGATAAACACAGTCATGAGAAAGTAATTTCCCGTTCGACCCTTCCAGTAATCTGCATCTGCCTTTTCTGGATGTCTGAGACAAACCAATCGATGACCCGATCTATCTACAAATCGAAGTATGGTTTCATTTCGCAAAGCAGTACATTTAACCAACCGCAGAAACATCATTTCATTGGTGTATGGATTCTTGCTGACGAGTGCCACATTTACTGCTTTGGGGATTGTGATGATCATCTTTTTAGAGTAGAAACTTTATTCAGCTTCGTGCATTCAATTCTCATTCTTCTCACGATGTACTTATCGTATTGGTGTTTGTCCACAAATCCTTCGATTAAAACACACTGCCCGATATCTACCTGAGTGCCGTCTGTTTCAAGAAGAATGTCTCCTGCGAAAAACATGATCATGTTATTGTCACGATCAATTGCTTCGTAGATTATAAAACCACGATCTTTCTGGTTTTTCACATTGAAGATTTTTACAAAGAACTTTTGTTTGTGTTTCTGGTTGAGTTCTCCGACCCACTGAGAACCGAGAGGGGAAAGAAGTGACAGCTTTTTTTTGATGTCTGAAAGAAAGTCTGTATCCGAAGAAGATGAAGAGTCATCGCCCGAAGAAGAAGATGAAGACGTTGAAATTTCATCATCTTCTTTGTCAATAGTCACATCGTTCATCTCTTTGATATCCTCTTCTACTTTATCGCTCATTCGGGTATCTTCCTTAATAGCCTTAAATAGGTCGTAAAATTCTGTCTTGCTGTGCGTGGACCATGTGCCGGTCTTTATTGGCGT